CATAGTCGATGCAGTTGACGCATTGCAAATCATACATAAAGACGAAGCAATTGGTGTGAATCTTGAATTTAACATGTATTACGCAGTTCTCCATAATCTAAATCTATATAATACCAATGTTAATGATCCTGTGGTGATAGATGGAATTGATCCGATAAATTGTGGTCCCAATCTAGCATTAAAAGAATATATATCCAGTCGTTTAACAGAAATTAACAAAGAGTACATAGAGATATCGTCAAGAAACTACGGAGAAAACAACATCTACATAAACTTCTTACAAAATACGTTGAATAAAATTAAGGCGAGCAGATTAAAGGAGAAGAAGATTACAAAACTAAACGAAGATATCAATGATGGTACCATCGCTGCCGCCCTCAGTGAGAAGAAAGTTTTAAATCTAATAGATTCAGTAGTATGGGATCCAGTAGTATTGGATAAACTATTAAAAGATTACCAAGATGCCCAAGATGCCCAAGATGCCCAAGATGCCCAAGATGCCCAAGGTGACAAAGGTGACGAAGATGACGAAGATGACGAAGATGACGAAGATGACGAAGATGACGAAGATGGCAAAGGTTGCAAAGGTGGCAAAGGTGGCAAAGGTGGCAAAGGTGGCAAATGTGGTAAAGATGTCAAAGGTGGCAAAGATGACAAAGGTGGCAAAGGTGGCAAAGGTGGCAAAGATGACCAAGGTGGCAAATGTGATAAAGGTGGCAAAGGTGGCAAAGGTGGCAAAGATGACCAAGGTGGCAAAGATGACCAAGGTGGCAAAGGTGGCAAAGGTGGCAAAGGTGGCAAAGGTGGTAAAGGTGGCAAAGATGACAAAGACGATGAAGACAATGAAGACAATGACACCGCATATGGTACTGATGATGATGACAAAGGTGACAAACAGAAACCCGATTATATCAACCATAGAAATGCTGATTTTTATGCTCACCTGAAACCAATAGAAGAAAGAACCAATATAGAAGAAAGAACCGATGAAGAACTACTATGGATCGGTGACAAAAAGCCATTGAGCTATTCTTTCGGAAAGATATTTGCAATGGTGGGGGCAGTTATCATTGTTGTGGTTGCAACTGCAGGGATTGTGGGGGCATTACGCACTCCCATATTGACAATCAGGAATATCTCTCCTACAACCGACGTCGGTGTTCCAACAATTCCAGAAGCAGCTGCAATCCTTGCAGAACTTGAGATGGCATCAGGAAGCACGGCATGGAAGCGTGCAGAGTCTGCACTCCAACAGTGTGTTTTCCTCGAAAAGATTGCTTCAAAAACCTCAATGGATCACGTTGATGCATCTGATGCCAAGCATGCGAGAGAATGGTTGTGTAATTTTGTCAATGCGATGGACGTTGGGCTTCCGCCCGGAGTCGACTCCGCCATCTCGGATGCATTCGAGACGTCACTCGGCATCGATGGATTCTTGGATCTCTTCGAGAAGCGTTCGATGACAAAGTCCGACGTGCTTGATGCAACTACTATTCGTCTTCCGACAGCAGAAGATCCTCACGTGAAACTGTGTAGGATCCGCGTGTCTGCTCATGCGTCCGGACATCGTTTCCTGATGTTTCATGGGACGCCTTTGCAGACGCTCGAGTGTGACATCACCGTGCGAGAGTATGCCGTGAAAACAATGTCATAGTATAAACTGTAAACATCTTTTTATGTCAATATATGTATATCGACATAATGAAGATAAATCAAATAACATATTAATGCAGTAATGATTATTAGCAGAAAGGGAGCAAGTATCCCGATTGCTGCTATAACGCCGGCAGAAAAGAGATTGATCAATCGCGAGTTGATCGTATCGCCACTCACACTGAACGACGCATTTCCAAAGAAATTTAGAGTGTTTCGCACAGATGAGACAAATATTTATCTCCCAAGGTTTTGGGCACTTCAGAATATCACGCGCGCAGTAAAAGAGGATTTTGGAGACATCGTTCCTATGAGTTCCGTCAAATTTGAGGGAACGCTCAAGACTGAGTTGCAGCAAGACAAGGCGACCGATGCTCTTCTTGCTGCGCTCCAAACTAAGGGCGGTGGCGTACTGTCGCTCGACACTGGATTCGGAAAAACAATATCAAGCATTTACACGGCCGTGAAACTGGGCGTGAAAACTCTTATTTTGGTTCATAAGGAATTTTTGGCAGAGCAGTTTGAAGAGAGCATCAAGAGGTTTGTCCCCAAGGCGACTGTGAGCAGAATCAAAGGACCAGTGTGCGACACATCCGGTGACTTCGTGATCGGCATGATTCAAACAATATTAAGCAGAAAGTATGACTGCTTTGACGGTTTTGGAACGCTGATTACTGACGAAGCGCATCATGTGGCAGCAGAAAGTTTTACGAGTGCAATGTTCTACACATCTTTCAAACATGTCATTGCGCTCACCGCGACTCCAACCCGCAAAGACGGGCTTACAAGAGTACTCTATTGGCTCTTTGGTGACCTCGCGTACGAAGCTCGACGCACGAACCAGAAGAATGTGACGGTCAAAATACTGCCTTTTCGATGTCCTGAGTATCAGACTCCGCCACCTCTCAACCGAAGAGGAGATATTTGTTATTCGTCATTGATATCAAAAATCTGCGACATTACCAAACGAACTAAGTTCCTCGTAGATCAAGCGAAACAGCTCGCCGAGACTGGGCGATATGTTCTTGTACTGTCGCATCGACGTCAGCATGCCATAGACATTTGCTCCGAACTAAAAAAACTTGGCGTCGATGCTGCAACTTATTTAGGCGGTGACAAGGTGGAACCGGATTGTTTGGTCATCTGCGCAACGTATGCATTGGCAAGCGAAGGATATGACAACCCTCGGTTATCTGGACTCATTTTAGCCACGCCTTCGAGTGACGTGGTTCAGGCAGTCGGGCGGATTTTGAGAGGAGGACCTGGGTCTGACCCCGTCATCGTTGACATCGTAGATCAGTATTCGCTGTTTATTTCTCAATCGGCGAAGCGAAGATGCTGGTATAAAAAAATAGGATTCTTCACAGGTGAAAAGAAAGAACCACTCGTGAAAATAGAAGAACAACTCAAAGTGATGTTCATCGAAGATGATGATTAAAAATTATATGTAAAAATCTTCAAATCTTCACGGGAACCAATAAAGAACCCATGAAAGAATCAAGAAAAGAATAAATTACGTTTGTCGACGACGATTGAGATCACTCGTAGTCCTCGAGGTCGTCGCTGTCCTCGCCGTCGAGCAGAGACTCCTCTGGGCCGGCGGCGCCTACCACAGGCTTCTCCTCCTTTTCGAGATCGCCAAGACCGGTCTGGACCTCCTTAGCATAGCCGGGGGTGAGAGTGCTCATAGAAGGCGCATCTTCGCGATCTAGACCCTGTTGAATGCCCTTGGCAAAATGTTCAGATTCCCACGCACCCTTCTCAACCTCGTTTTCAGAATCTTTGCTGCTGCTGCTAAACTTTTTCCAGAGGAAGAAGATTGCAACAACCACAAGCAGGGCAACACCAATTAGCACTGGCTTGGGTATCGTAGAAAAGAACTCCTGGATTTTCTCAAGCATGTTGTTTCTGTTATGATTACACAAGTTTTTTATTTTGCCAGAATTTTACGCGAATCAGTTAAAGTTTGTAATCATCATCGCCATAGTAGTAATCCTCATATTCATCATATTCTTCAGGTTCTGCAAATGCCATCTCGGTCTGCATGTCCTCAAATGCCTCCATCTCGTCATCATACGAGAGATACTTCTCGTTCAGTTCAATCTCCATTTGCTCATCAGCATCGCTGGTTGCATCATCCAGCTCATACTCAAACAGGTACTCTTCGGGAGTAGAGATAGAAGGCATGATGATTGGTTAGAATTTGATACTGAGAAACTCCCGAGACCTTTATTTTATGTTCTTTTTAGTGCCGGGGACAAATGACACAAACAGAGACAAACAACAGACACCGGGGTAAAATGACATCCCCAGGACATATAAGCACCTCTTCTCTGGACATTTGTTTACCCAAACAACCAAAGCCCAAAGCCACCACCAAAAAAATCCCATACAACCGAAAATGGCCACCAAGTTTGATGCCTCTATCTCTCGCCTTGCTGCCGGCCTGGCTGAGGCAAAGGCCGCACAGAGGCACATTGTTGTGATCGACAAGGTGTCGCGCAAGTCAGTTGCAGGGCCAACGACCAAGACGGTGACCAAGCACGCCCAGGAGAAGCCGGTCGAGGCTCCTACCAAGATGGTGACTGTGACCACGGCACGCGATATGTACAAGCCGGTTGAGGTGGTGGTGAAGAAGGCGGCCGCAAAGTCAAAGCTTGCGAAGCTCCTCCGTGGCAAGACCTTTGACTGCAGCCGCAAGTGATAATCGACAGTAAAAAATAATTACATATTAAAATGTGGAAACTTCTGCTTGTGATACTGATTATAATAATTTCTATGGCATATTTAATAAAACAACAGAAAAAACAAAAAAATCCGCGAGACAGGACTGGAGAATTATTAGAGCTTGATCACATAAAGGACATTCCAGGAAAAGATCTTTTAGATAACGAGTGCAAACGAATTATGAAACTTGTCATCTGAAAAAAAATCTAGAAGCTAGATTTACGACCATGACAACAATCACCGTGTTGCGAGTTTTTCTATTCAGTTTAGTCATTTCATTGACAAACGATTCCCGCATCAACTTCATTTCCGTTTGAATGGCATTGCCATGATACTTCATGTGATTGTTGATGTTATCTCCGTGCTCGTCAATAATTGTGCTCATGAGTTCAATTTCTGATGCGATGTTATTTCCGTGTAAAGCAATTTCTTTTGGGATGCGGCCAACATGAGCAGGGAACCCCAGGATATCACTCATTCTTATACCATGATTTTATATTAATATCCGATTTTTTCACAACTGTGTCAATGGGTTTACGCACGCGTATTCTATTTTCAGTGTCATAAATTCTGTATGACAGCATGAGATCCGTGAGATCTTCTCCATCAGGAAGCTCGTGGAGAACTTTTTTGATTCTCTTCTCGGTGAGTGGTTGTTCTAGCGCTCTGACTCTCTTTTCTATCTTCTCGTAGAAGTCCTTTGCATCTCTGTAGCAGGCAATCTTGACGTCTTTTGACAACATTTTTGCAGGAGGCTTCTTGGAGTATTTAGTGACAAATCCAGCAATATTGGCAAATATTTCGTCTATATCCTTTTTGGAAACATGATAGTGCTCTAGCCATGACTTGGAAAAATTTATGCACTTTTCTACTTGCCAGGTGTAATGAATGGTGGGCTTCCCTGCCATTTATCTTAATCACTTATTTTTTTCATATCGTCACATCATTAACATAAACAGATCACATGTCTGTACGTAAATGTCTGTCCTCCCAATTCCAACAGACGTTGGAAACATCCACCCCAAGGTTCAGAGTTTATATACCCGCCTGCAGTATGCACAACGAACACCAGAGTGGTACGAGGTTCGGCGTGGCCTGATCACTGCATCCGAAGCGGCTGCTGCAATGGGGATCAAACCCTTTGCAGGGTTCAAGGGATGCCCACGCGAAGAACTGATGCAGACGAAGCTGAACAAACCAAAGAGTTTCTCTGGCATGGCAATGCAGCACGGAGTTCACTACGAGACTGAAGCTTGTGACTATGCAATGGACATCCTCGGGAAAAAGAACCTCGAATTTGGTCTCCTCGTTCACCCGGAATTCCCTTGGCTCGCCGCTTCTCCAGATGGCATCACTACAGATGGAATGTGCGTCGAGATCAAGTGCCCTCTTCGGCGCAAGATTGTACCTGGAGAAGTCCCTCATCATTATCAGTCTCAGTTGCAGATCCAGATGGAAGTCTGCAATATTGACGAAACGCTTTTTATACAATACAGGCCAGCTCACATGACAGAAGACGGAAACCCATATGTGGATATCACGAGGGTGGCACGCGATCGTGAGTGGTTTGCAAATCACAGAGATACTCTAAAAAACTTTTGGGAGGAGATGCAAGACCGCCGAAAGTCACACATCCCCCGAGAGGGTGCTCCAGATGAGAATGTCCTCGAAATAGATGATGAACTCTATGTCAAGGACAAAGAGTACGTTCGGGAATTTGTTGACGATGTTGTGATTGTCGGTGAAATTGTTTCACACACACAGTGTTCTATCGTTGATGATCTGTTTGAAGGTTCCAAAGACTATGAACGTCAATTTTCGGATGACGTTTTCTTAACATCAATGGTCGTGTAATCTCAATTTTTATCAAAATAAAAAAGATATATACTACATATAATAATGATAGATATGAGCAACATTGGCATCAGAGTCCTCGTGGGCATTGTTGTGATCATCCTTGGCTTTGTTCTTCTCAAGTACTTTACCGCTGACAAAGAAGAATCCATCACGGAATACGCTGCCCCCGTGCCAAAACACAACATAGGCATTCTCAAGAGTCCCAAGAAGCTGCTACAAAAGCTCGAGATGCCTAAGCCTCTGAAACCTGCTGCGTGGGCGCCAAGTCCCGTCGATGCCACGATGAGCCCTTATGGTGAATTTGATACAAATCGTTTTCCAGATTCGTTTATTACAAATGTATCATCTGGATTCCCGGAGAATGATGAAGGCATCTCTGCGGCCAGAAAGACAAAATGGTCACCCCCATCACCCAATAACTTTGCAGTTCCCGATCTGACGATGCAGGGTGAACTAGGCCAGATGCCTTCACCTCCGCTTGGTTATGAGAATCCGGATGAAGGAATGTTTGGTGCAAGTTTGGATAATTAATCATATCGACAGTCAAATAATTTAAAGTGATTTTTAATGTAAAATACCAAATGTCTGAATACAGAATAAAAACTCTTGAGTATTATTTCGAAAATGGTTCTCATATCATTTTCAAAAAGTATACGATTGATACTCTCGGTATCATAAAAAATTTAAAAACTGGGAAAGAAATCAGATATAAAATCAGTGGTGATGGATATAGTAGATGTTCTGTATATGATGATACAAATAAATGTAGGTATGGCATTGGCATAGCAAGAGCTATGGTTTCATCATTCATTGGAAAGCCACCAACATTACAACATACTGCAGAACATAAATATAGCAAACAAAAGACAAATGATAAACTGGACAATCTTAATTGGGAAGACAAATCAATACAAGCAACAAATAGAAATATACCAGAAGATAATAAATCTGCTTTTGTTATTGTCAAAAATTGTATAGATAGGACTGCTAAAGAATGGTATGAGTATTTGAAAAATAATAAAAATCACTTGGGTCATAATTACACAGTTGCTATGATAAATGATTATGCCAGGAGGAAACAACATGGGTTCTCATATAAAGTGTATGATGATCTTCAAGAGGAAGTTTGGAAATCAATTGAAAATTCTGAAAACACACGAGGGTGTTGGGAAATTTCTAATATGAATCGTGTGAAATATATAACAAGACATGCTACAAATGTTCTGGATAGCACACGTCTTTGTTTAAAAAATGGTTATCCAGCTATTAGAATTAATGGAAAACATAATTATATTCATATAATTGTATTCCAAACATTTTATCCAAGCGAGTACAGCTCTATGAAACTAGATGAAATGATTTTACATAATAATGATAATAAACTTGACTTTCACCCTGATAATCTTCGTATTGGTACTGCATCTGAAAATGCAAAGGATGCATATTATAATGGAAAGTACATTGGAACTTCATCTGCAATGATGAAATGTGCTTCATATATGAAAGGTGTATTAGAAAAAGAGTATGATAGTCAGAAAGATGCTACAAAGTATTTGAAATCTAAAGGGTACTTAAAAGCATGTGCAAGTGAAATTGGCAATGCTTTGAAAGCATTCAATAATGGAAAAATCATCAATAGATATGATCGCACTTGGCAAACTATGTAATATCAATCATTCTTTTTAAGGAAAGCTTTCATAGCATCAAATCCCAGTTTGAAGCTTTTTTTGAGTTTCTTTGGGTTCCTGAAATCCAACACGGAAAGGTCACCGACATCAATTGTGAACACATTTGCATCGAGTGAATATTTGTCTTTTGTAGATACGGCAATAAGCGATCTAAAAAAAACATCCAGTCCATTTATTTCCATTGGCGTCCCATATTCTGAAGAATCATAGCGTATCCCGAGGACATTGTCATTCAAAGACATAACATAATCAACGGGGAATGGGTCCGTCAGTGCACCATCGACATATAGTTCATCATTGTACCTCACTGCACTGAAGAAGACAGGGAGACTGCACGACATCCGAATTGCAATACGAACATCCATATCAGGGTGACTCGTCGGCGAGAAGTACACTGCGGATGAGGTGCTCAGGTTTGTGGCGCACACGATGAGGGTCATCCCTGTTTTATCGAAGATGCTTTTGAATGTGTGCGGTTCATCCCCGAGCACAATGTCGATCCACCGGAAAAGATTCTCCCCAGTGTCGATGCCAAATGCACTTCCAAAGTTCTGAATGTCAAGATCTGGGCGATACGTCGTTTCCGTGAACTTCTTCACCATCTTTATAGGATCCCTGTTCAGAGCTATGCCCGCAGCAACTATGGCACCTGCAGACGTTCCTGCTACTATCTTGAGCTTATTCAAGTGCCCAGCTTTCTTCAACACGTGTATTGCTCCCAGAGAACTCATACTTTTTGCACCGCCCCCTGCCAATACGAGTGACTCTGGCTGATTTATCTTTGTGACTTTTGTCATTGTCATTGTGGGGAACATTTTACATAAACTATTATTTTTAATCACCAGAAATTGCGAGTGACAAAAGGGTGCTTCAGCACTTCCTGGATAGTAAGACGCTGTATGGGGTGATAGTCAAGCATGCCGCGAAGAAGGTCCTTGAAATACTCGCTCCTGTCAAGCTTGTCAATCAGAGGCAACATATCAATATCTGTAGTTAGCTTGATAATTTCCTTTGCCTTGGATGCAAAGGGGATGGCGTTTGTCACCGTCGCCGCAGTGTACAGGGTTTGGCCAAGACTGTAGATATCCACTGGCTTCCCAACAGTAAGATTACCTACATTGGGGCGAAGTGTACCCATTGCCACCTCTGGAGCCATATAAGAGCTTGTCCCCACCAAGACACTGATGGTCATCTTGTCAACATGCTCCACACCGCCAAAGTCTCCAAGAATGCAAGTCTTGTCGTCCCGGAGAAAGATGTTGTCTGGCTTGATGTCACGATGCACCAGATCAGCATCATGCACTAGCTTAACAGCCAGCCCAACCTGGCGTGCAATCATCTGAAGAGTCTTCTCATCAAGACGCTCGTTCTTCACGATCAGCGAAAACAGATCCTCATGATACAAATCCATGATCATGAATGCGACGTTTTTGCGCCCATAATAAAACAGCTCGGGGGCCACAATGTACGTTGAGTCAAATTTCTTGAGGACTGTAAATTCCTTGACCAGATCCTCACACGAGTTTTTATCTCCACGTGACATCTTCACAGCCACCATCTTCTTGGTGAAGATGTTCTGTGCCTTCCACACCTCCGCATTTCCACCCTTACCAACTTGTTCAATGAACTTGTAATCCGCAAAGATACTGGACATCTTCCAGTCTTTGTCGGCAACAATGACATCAACAGTTGGGACCGAATCCATTGAGCTTGTATCGGTGTTGTTGCAGCAGAAGATGTTGCCCATAGTTTTTGGTGATAGCAAGTCTGGGAAGTGATTGTTCATGTTAAGAAAAACAAGAACAAACACCTGTTATATACCCCATTCACGTACCCGGGTCAAATGACACGATCAAGGCCCTATGCGCGCCCAGATAGCGGCGATTTGACCGCTAAGATAACTCAGTGCTTCAGCAACCGAGTTTCCTGCAGGGACTGGGCCAACATTTGCCGCCAGTTCAATTTGCGAATCAAAGTAGTCGCCATATGTACTGAGTACATCTCCAATGCGGCCAAACACAGTGTTAACGGGGAAGTTCAGACCGGTGAATGTCAACCAGTTGACGTCGACGTTAGATGGGGTGGCAGTCAGCAGGTAGCTATTCCCATCATCCACTTGTCTGGCAAGGGAACCAACGGGCAGAGCTCCACCGCCCAGAGCCAAGCGGACTTCTGCATTGGCAACATATCCTTGAGGGACTGTAAGATATCCGTCGAGGTTTGTCTGTTCTATCATTCCAGATGAGTTCAGAATCGGCACTCCAGTCAACAGGGAACCGTTACCAATGAAGTGGCCAGCAGTCACATTGCCACTTGCAACCACACTGTTGCTGAAGAACTCCCCGGTAAGGATGTTTGCAGACTGGACATAATTCGTGTACACGTTGAATGCGCTGACGTTTGTAGAAGTAACTCCGGCAGCATTTACATATGATATTTCACCATGATCAGCAAAAATTGCATTGCCTGCATTCAAGTTTGTGACGGTCACATTTGCCGGCAAGACATACTCGGTGAGACCGGTCAGTAGGGCACCGTTACCGAGGAAGTGACCCGCAATAACATTCCCAGTGGCAGTCACGTTACCGAGGACATCGGCGGCGATCTGCGAGGGGAGCACATACTGTGCAATGCCTGTAAGCAGGGCACCATTACCGAGGAAGTGACCCGCTGCAACGTTTCCGGTGGCAGTCACGTTACCGAGGACATCGGCGGTGATCTGCGAGGGGAGCACATACTGTGCAATGCCTGTAAGCAGGGCACCATTACCGAGGAAGTGACCCGCTGCAACGTTTCCGGTGGCAGTCACGTTACCGAGGACATCGGCGGTGATCTCCGAG